TTAGCGGGCGACAGCGTGCACATACGCCTGGCAAGCGCGCAAGGCGATCAGTCCTTGGTCGCCGGCATCGGTGATGCCGATAATTCGCTGAGCATGCGCCGGGTCAAGTCGGGCTCGTGCGGCTGCATGAACCAGGCCGCCGGTGGTGGTGGTACTTGGCACTGCGCAGCCATCGGCGGCTTCGGTGGCGTCGAGAAGGACTGACAACCGCACATCAGCAGTGGCCAGACGGTCGCGCAGAGCAGCCTGGTTACGTTGGGCATCGCTCAACTCCCGAGCATGGTGTTGGTCGCTGGCACTGAGCTGTTGCTCCAGGGCCAGCCGTTTGTCCTGTTCAGCCTGTTGTTGATGCAAGACCGCCTGGCTTTGCTGGCTGAGCGCCTGTGCATGGACAGAAGCCTGGCGCTCAAGCTGTACCCCCAAGCGCCAGGCCTGGACCTGCCAGGTCACCGCCACCAACAGGCAAGCACCGATCAGTTGGTAGGCCCCTAGGAAACGCATAACACCGCCTTCGCCCGCGCCCACAGCCGCAAGCGATCCTCCAGCCCATTCAGCCCGCCATTGATACGCCGTGTAATGGTGGTGAACTGGTCCTTGTCGGCCAGCTCATTCAGGCCATTGACCTGCCAGAACCAGGCGGCCGACTCAGCCGCCCATTGGGGTTGCTCGAGCAACATAGGCTCACGCAACAGACGATCGTCACCAAACAACGCCTGACTGCAGGCCAGGTAATTGCGCCGACCGGTGATCTGGATCAGCCCCCGCCCCCGGTACAAAGGACCATCGCCATCCGCTTCGGGGCTATTGCCCAGGCGCGCGGCCAGGCTGCCGGTGTCGTATTTGCTCAGGTAGTAATCGCTGCCCAGTTCACGGACGTAACGCAGTTCGGCGGATTCGTGGCCAATCTGGGCGAGGAAGGCGGCGATGCGCTTCGCACAGTTGATCTCGAAACGAACGAAAGCCGCATTCAAGGGCATTAAAAAAACGCCCGCTCTAAGGCGGGCATCCGGCATAACGTCAAGCAGCTGGGGGAGTGTTATCACCATTGGTTTTACTCTCGAAAAGTAGCTATATCGACAACCCACCGGCCGTGATCGAACTGCGGTATCCCGTCGCCGGATCGCCGACATGAACCACCTGCTTTATCGACCAGCGCCCCTGCATATAGGACGGCCAGCTCTCATCCAGCACTAACAGGCCTTCCGCGGCCAACAATGGATTGCCCGGGCAATCGATCAGCAACTTCAAATTTTCACGCCCCACACGACGCAGTTCACCTTCGGCAACGGCGCGGGCTTCGGCTTCGTTCTGGTAGCGTTGGCGCAAGGTTTTGAACGGTGCATTCCCCACCTGGACGACGCGCTGCTTGCCGGCGGAGACATCCCACCAACTGGCACGGCAGCCTTGGTATTTCGAGCGGGATTTTTCGTCGAGCTTGGCGGTGATAAAGCCTTGTTCACCGGGGCGGGGTTTACACCGGTGATCTGGATACTCGGGGCGAGGGTGACTTGCACGTTATCCGTGCGCGCCGCATTGAGTTCCTTGCTCACCGCATTGGGTGCAGGCAGGCGATCCGTTGAGCCGAACAGTTTGTCACCGAGCCAACTGCCTGCCTCGCTGCCGAGCAAACCACCGATTGCGCCACCGACAGCGGTGCTGAGGCCTGAGCCGACGGCGTTTACGCCACCGCTGCGTACGCCTTGAACCACATTGACTTGAAGAGAAATTTCTCAGCCATAACAGACCACCGAGCAGAACAGTGCCGGTACCGCCAAGCCACGCGAACGTGTGCCTGGCCCCAGGTCGTTAGGATCCATCGCCACTCCATAGAGAAAGGTGGCCGAAGTACGACCTGTACAAATGAGTTAGCCCCAGCAGCACTCCCAGCTTGGAGCAATGGGTGTGGTGGAGCCGAAAACGAAAAGGCCCCCCACGATGGCGGGGGTATTGGAAAGATTCACGTGGCTTACGTAACAAACAAGATGGCCGACTCTAGAGTCGGCCAGGTCTCGCTTATGGCAGCAGATCGTAGGTCAGGAACAGCGAGGATGAGCCCGAGTTAGTGGCGATCCAAAGCCCATACCCCGCCGGTAAAGTGACGGGGAACTGCAAGGCATTGTAGGTCGCCGCTACCGAAGCCAAAACAACAGGCTTCGTCTTGTCGGTGGCCCCGGTGACGGGGGTTGTGCCAGTTGCGAGGATCGAATACTGCGTACCGAGGAAAGAAGCCGTTCGAAGCACTGCTCCATTGGTGTTCATCGCAGGATTGATGACTTGAACTACGCTGGCACTGTATTCGCCAGAAAACAATTTAGAGCCGATTGGTTGTGCGTCCATGTTTTCACCTATTGAGTCGAATGATTTGTCGCGGAGGATTCCGCTTTCATGTCGCTCAAAGGCGATTGCTCGAGGCTCGTGGCCTTCCCATGATTCAACGTCCCGCATCGGGAACATTTGATCTGGAGCTCTGTAAACCCACCCGTACGGGCGAGAAGTCTTTTGCAGTTACCGCATCTGAATTCTTTCAACATCTGCAAGTCCGTTTATTTATCTGCTAGGCTCCGTCCCGCTCGTGCGAGCAGTGAGGGCCCTGGCTGGCTTGCAGGCTAGATCTGCGATCTGGCGTCTCCTTAGGGTGTTAGTGCACCCTCTGGAGTCGCCCTCTCTTTTTTCGATCTCAACAAAAAGCCCTGAACTTGTCGGGGCTTTTTGCTTTCTTCCGGGCACAAAAAATCCGACACAATGGCCGTTTTTTGTGAATCATCATGATCGGCCTCAAGTGCTCGAGTATCTGCAGTTGCGCGCACCGGCGCTGTGGAACGCATAGTCGATCCAACTTGGGTTCACGCGGCCGTCCAAGCAAGGGCAGGAGTCGGCGTAGGTTTGCAGCAGTTGCTGCGCGGCCGCTTGGGTCAGCAGTCCGCTTTCGTTGTCGAGGCTGACCTTGAGTCTGGCCGCGCTCTGCGGCGCGCGGGTGGCGACGTAGTCGACGACAAACGCCTTGAACTCCGCCAGCAGTGGTTCGAACTCATCGACCGCGATAATCGCCGGCTCCGCCAGTTGGTTCTGGCCTGGGATCAGCATGCTCATGTCACAACCTCGAAGGATTGTTGGCGGTTTTTCCAGGTGCCGGCAAAACGCAGCAATAACCCGGCGCCCTGGCGGGTGGCGACGATGACCTGGGGCTGGAAGTCGACAATGCCGTTCTGGCTGTTGTAGAACGCTTGCGCGGCGTGGCTTTGGGCGAGGATCAACAGGTCATCGCCAAGGTTCTGGCCGAGCAGTTGCGGGATCATCGAGCCGTTAATCCAGTTGAAGGTGTGGCTGGCATCGTCGTAGTCGCTTTGGGTGCCATCCTGATGGCGCCGCCGGGTCAGCGAGGCCACGCTGGACACCGGTGGAAACAGACTACTGTTCAGCCCGAACAGCGCCACAGACTGCATGCCCCCTTCCCCACCGCCGTAGTTGAGCAACAGGCATTGCTCGCCCACCGACGGAATACGGGTTTCGGTCTGCGCACCGGCGCTGGGGTTGAAGAACCGAATCGCCGGGGTAAGCAACTCACCATGGCTGACCTTGCAGGTATTGCTGGCAGCGTCGACCTCCTGGCACACGCCAATGCGGCAGAAACTGTCCGCGCGTCGATACAGGTCTTCGAGCTGGGCTTCCATTTCCGCCAGGCGCTCGACAATCGGCCCCAGTTGCATGCGTAACAATGCGTCGAACATGGACTACTCCTGCAGGGGCCGATATTGATCCGGATCGTCGATGTCCGAGACTTCCCAGGTGCGGGCAAACAGCGGTGTGCCGGTGGGGTCTTCGAGCAACGACGGGCCGAGATAGAGGGTTTGGGTGAAGGACACGGTCCAGGTGTCGTAGTCCGTTTCGGCGCTGGCGAGCCCAGAGGGCGCCGCGACGACGGCCGTGGGTAAATCGCACTGGTCCGACGGCAGGCCCCAGCGGTTATCCAGGGCCAGGTCCATCAATTGGTTGGCCAGGTCGCACGCGTCAAAAGGCGCCGCCGCGCTGGCGACCGTAACCCTGAGTGATACCGACAAGGCATGCGCCTTGCGCCCTTCACGGGAACGCACACCGGGGCCGTTGCGTTCCACGCTGATCAGCACGCCAGTGTGATCCCCGGCGCCGCCAACGTCCTGGTGGTTGCCTACCTGTAATTGTGGGAAGGCACGCTTCAGCGCCCCCTCAATGGCTACAGGCAGTTGGGAGGGTTTTTCGATAAGTGTCATCAGTTGCGTCCTTGCAGCAGTTACTGCTGATCCGAGCGGGATGTCGGCGCTTCGTTGACCCCGATGCGCTTGGCCGCCCAGCGTTCATAAAGGCCGATGGCGACGTCTGCGCCGGCCATGGCCGTCAGGCAACCAATGGCGCCGGCGGTCCAGATCGACATGCCGGCGGCGTAGCACAGCATCAATGCCGAAACCCCGCAGACCATGCACGCCCCGGACCGCAGGGCCAGACGCCGGACCAGCGACCAACCGCGGGCGCCCTCCTTGTCGGCACGCCACATTTCGCCGGATACGCCGCCAATCAGCGCCAGTGCGATCACCAGCCAGATAGGCATTTCCGCTAACGCTTGCTGCTCGTTTGTCATGTCACGCCTCCTGGCTGAGCAATGCCGGCAACGCACCGGCTTTTGGGTAAATCCATGTATAGGTAGGCATTCCAAAAAGCCCGGTTGCCCAGGCTTTTCAGTAATGCGGTCCAGCGTCGATCTTTCGGCGCTACTGGCGCGGTACGGATCTTTCCTCGATGTTTTTCCGACCACGATCCCTGTCTGCCGGATAACTGCTTCTGGTGCTTTACGCTGCACACCCGGGTCAGTTGCCAACCCTCTGAACCGTTAAGGCCGGTTCATCGCTGCCTGTTGCTGAAGCGGTGTCACTAAAGAGCGTCGGCATCCTTGCCGGTGTTGCCTGGCATCCCTGCCATCGCTCTGATGGCGTCCTTGCCGATGTTGCGTGCCTTCCTTGTCTTCCTTGGCAGCATCCTTGCCGCCTCCACCAGGCCTTGTTGGCTGGCTTGAGATGAAGGATATGCATGTATGCATATACAGTCAATGCACAAATGCATTTATTTCACCATGATAATGCACTGATGCATTTCATGCCTTGCGGGCAAAGGGTTTGGCGATTTTCCACGGGCGAAAAAAAGCCCGCTCGATGGCGGGCTCTCTCTTACGCAAGGAGGTTAACGGGCGTACATCCCCCACCAGAACACATGACCGAGGATGCTGATCTGCTCATCTTGGATATCCTGGAAGCTGTAGTCCTCATCCGGGTGTTCATCGCGATTGAAACTGCGCAGGCGAATCCCGGAAGGCAGGCGATAGAGCTGTTTAACCCGCAGCTGGCCATTGTGATTGATGGCATACAAGTCGCCATCGACGATGTCGCCGATGCCACTTTTGCCAGCATTCACGCCGACCGTCGCGCCGTCGCGCAGTACCGGCAACATACTGTTGCCGCGCACCGTCACACACTTGGCCTGGTCGAACTGCACACCGTTATGTCGCAGGCTGCGCTTTCCAAAACGCAGGCTGGCCTTCTCGCTTTCCTCGATGACGAATCTTCCTGATCCAGCAGCCAATTCAACCTCGCGCAGAAAGGGGATCGACACCTCGTCATCATTAACGGGGGTGTCATCGTCCCACAGGCTTATATCCTTGAGTTCCGAATGCGTCGGGGCGCGCCCGTCATCGCGCAAAGCCCCCACCGCCGCACGCCCGCGCAGTTGATCGGTGCTGACGCGGAAGTACTCGGCGATACGCGAGATGTGTTTATCCGACGGATCAACGATCTTGCCGCTGAGAATCCGGGACAACGTGGATTGAGGCACGCCAGTACGCCGGTGAAGCTCCGTGGGGGAGATCCGGTCGCGGTCCAGCAGTTCTCTTAAGACGATAGAAACGTTGCGTTTTTGCATAGCGGCGATAGTGACGGGAGTTTTTGGGGTTGGCAAATGCTAATTTGCATCATTCATGCATTAATTATGCACTCGCAATACCTTTCAGTGGACCTGCTTCAATCGAAAGCGCATCTTCAGCGCGGGATTCATTGTGCTCGGCAGCGCCTTATATCTGCAAAGGGACCGCCTCTGCTATCGTGCGGCCTCTCACAGAAATGGAAGCATCGAAGAATGGGCTCATGGAAGACGCTGGCGATCGCTGCCGTGGCAGTGATCGGCAACCCGGTAGCGGCGGCTGAAAACGCCAACCCTTTCGATAAAGCGCTGATGTACACGACGTTCGTGCCCACCATCCTGATTGGGGGAGCCAGCGTTCTCACGACCGATGCGCCAAAGCTTTTCACATCCTCCAAAACCGATGCCCTCGCCTTTATCGGTTCGGACGGCGAGATCCGCGGTGCTGAGTTCGAACAGGCATCTCGGTACTATCGCGCGACCTACGCCTCGCCTCTTATGTCCGACATGCAACTGGCCAAGGCGATCGCCTCATCGTACTGAGGGAGGCATTTTCGGCTGCGCGCCAATAGCGACACGTCCCTGCGCATTTAAACAAATGCGCCATCCCACTTTGCGTTTTACCTATCCGTTTGCGACCTGCGAAGGGCCGACCTCGCGTGTTAACCTTGCAGCCATTGCAAAATCAGCAGGGCCGAGCGCCCCACCTTTGCCCCACTCCTTTCAACGAATTTGCCTATTATCCAATGAGTAAAAACACGTCCGATCTGTCCTCCCACACCCCGATTGTGTAAGAGTATGTCTGTGATTTTGAGGCATAGGCCCGTGGTTATTGGCTACGGCGGCTGTTCATAGCAGGTTGCACAGATGCATAAATGGCATTGGGTGGCATAGGTTGGCGTACGATTTGCCCCATTTTTGCCCCACATCAGGTATGCCCGAACGCGCTTTGTTTCCTATCCATCCACTACCCAATGTGAGTTTGAAAGACTGCAATACGGGCTAAAGGGACAACTTTAGTTCAATGAGGACAACGCGCCACCGCTCAACACGGCGGCACGTGCTCCTATTAGAACAGGCTCCCCAATGCTGCCGGCTCCCAATTCATGATGACCAACTCTCCACTGACTTCCGCTTTCCCCTGCCGCAGATTAGCGGTGCTGTATCGAATATCAATCATCTCGAAGTGAAACCCATCAAACACGCGCCGGATCTCGGGATGATCGTTGATGCTGACCATCACCTTGCCCTTACAGCGGCGCATAAAATCGGCCATCCGCTCGTAGTTCTCATAGGGAAAGTCCATGCCATAGCCAGCCGTCTGCCAGTAAGGCGGATCCATGTAGTGGAAAGTGTGGTCACGGTCGTAGCGCTCTGCGCACTCTAGCCAACCCAGGTTTTCGACATAAGTGCCGGAAAGGCGCTGCCAAGCTGCAGATAGATTTTCCTCGATCCGCAACAGATTGATCGCCGGGCCTGTAGTCGCAGTACCAAACGTCTGCCCCGTCACCTTGCCAGCAAATGCATGGTGCTGCAGGTAGAAAAACCGAGCCGCGCGCTGGATGTCGGTGAGGGTTTCAGGGCGGGTCATCTTCTGCCACTCGAACACCTGGCGCGAACTGAGCGCCCATTTGAACTGGCGCACAAATTCTTCCAGGTGGTTCTGCACCACGCGGTACAGCGTCACCAGCTCGCCGTTGATATCATTGAGAACCTCAACCGGCGCAGCCTGGGGGCGCAAGAAGTAGAGTGCGGCGCCGCCAGCGAAGACCTCGACGTAACATTCATGAGGTGGAAAGAGTGGGATAAGGCGATCGGCTAGACGGCGTTTACCGCCCATCCAAGGGATAATGGGGGAGGACATAAAAGCAAGACCTTTGCTGTATGGATAAACAGTGCTAGGCTCATATCGCTTTGTGCACGAAGCAGGAGCCTTGGCTGGACTTGCAGGTATGGTCTGCGGGGAAAGTGACCGGGTTAGATGTTGACGCATCTTGCCCGGCCGCTCCTTTACTTCGTTGTAAATACTTCTTTGAGAACCTGATATGCCCTCAGACTGGCGGAACTGGGCTAGTGGTAAAACTGCAATCTAATAGATGCTGATATCCAGTTCTGCTGGGATAGGTAGCTCTTGGGCGAGCCTCCACAAATGTAGAGGTCACCCATTAGCCCAAGAAAAGTCTTTAACAGGTAACTCCCAAATCATCCTGACTTGTTAGCTCAGTCGAAAACGACTAACAATTGCACTAAGATCTGTAGCCAAGCGCGACAACTCTTGACTCGCTCCCATCGTGTGAGCAGCGCCTTGAGTTGACTGAGCGGACAGATCACGGATATTTACCAGATTGCGATCGACCTCTCGCGCAACATGCGCCTGCTCTTGCGATGCACTGGCAATCACAAGGTTTAGATCATTGATTTCACTTACAGCTGAATTAATTCTACCCAGCGCTTCGTTGGCGCCTTCTGCAATGCTAAGTGTTTTTGTCACCAGTTCAGTATTACTAAGCATAGAATCTACAGCAAGCTCTGTACCATTCTGAACATTAGTTACCAAACGCTCTATCTCGGTAGTTGACTGTTGTGTGCGATGGGCAAGCGCACGGACTTCATCGGCTACCACCGCGAAGCCTCGACCTGCCTCCCCCGCTCGCGCCGCTTCGATTGCAGCGTTTAATGCAAGCAGATTTGTTTGTTCTGCAAGGCCCCGAATGACATCTAAAACCTTGCCTATATCACGAGACTGCTCCGCCAAATCGCCGAGCAAATTCGATGTCTTAGCGATATCCCCCCCCACATTGTCGACTGCTATAGAGGTTTGCCTAACTAGTGCCATACCCTCCTCTGCTGCGCCGGTAGCACTACCCGAGGAACGAGCAGTATGTTCAGCGTTACGCGCAACCTCTTCGACGGCGCTGGTCATCTCGTTCACCGCTGTTGCAGCCATATCCAACTCATCATTTTGCCGCTTCATGCTACTAGCACTAACTTCAGTAACAGTCGTCAATTTTTCGGCAGCATCAGAGAGTTGTACTGACGAATTAAAAATTTGCTGTAGCGTTTGTCTTAGCTGTTCCTGCATTACACCTACTGCAAATACGACGCTGTTTTCATCGCCTTTCGAAACCGTGATCGACTTGGTAAGATCGCCTTGAGCAATATTGCGAGTAAAATCAGCAACCATACTAGGCTCACCGCCGATTGATCCAATAATACTACGCGTGGTTAACAGTGTTATAATAACGCTAAGCCCCACTATTAACAGCGTCGTAGCTAAGGCCATTGTGCGAGTGAAATCAGCGCTCGCTAATTGCTCCTTATACCTCTGACCTGCTTGATTTTTGCCCAGTTCGCGCATCGAGTGAAGCGTCTGGAAAACCCGCTCCGCAAAAGGCTTCACTTCCTCTCGGTTAACCGTCGCAGCACCAGCAATATCTCCCGACTCAATAACAGCAGTTTGATGGCGCATACCGTCACGCATCTTTTCATAATCACTTTTAAGTTTTTCAGCATCATTATTTGAAGGTGCGCCGGATGCTCGTCCTGCCAGAGAAGAAACTAAATCATCAATCTGAACAAATGAACTTTCGTTCTGCTTTTTCCATTCAGGAATCTGTATGGGGTCACCTATTGCAATCATCCGTAGAATATTGATATCTGCCCTAGTGAGCAGACCATCAATACCATCGACTTTCTCCATATTAGCAAAGTCCTGATTAAACAACGCACCGGTATTATCAGTCGCTACTTTTATCTGATAAATCAGATAAGCCGACAATCCAAAGAAAGCGGCAATGATGATGAAAGTAGAGAGCATTAACCGCCACTTAACGGTCAACCCCGAACGAGCTATTTGATTGCTGCTGGTCATGACCTTCTCCTAACGAAGCATCATTAGATAACGGGGCGTTCACGCTAAAGGCGTGTCACCTCTTATGTCGACGGACGACGAACTATCTTTAGCCTAAAAACAACCAAATCTGCAAATAATAAAAACAAGAAAACACATGACGGGCAGGCAAAATCTTTTGCACTTTTTATGGCGCCAAAAAAACGTTGATCACCCGCACAAAAAGCATAGCGCACCAGACTTGAGCATGCGCACCAAAACAGCGCAAAGGCTAACCATTTACAAAAAACTTACAACTATTGGCAAATGGCAGAGGTTGTTGCAGCGTACTAAATAGCGTATTAGATTATGTATTCGCATAGGACTGTATTGGTCCAAATCACCTAAGTTGGAGAACGTTTATGGGGCATTCGGCTAACTTTCAGGTTGAGCTATATGCAAGAAAACTCGAACAGGCGGCTGAAGGCTTGACACGTGAAGGTACAGTGTTAAAAGATAACGGACTTGACAGCCTGGGAGAGGCTGTTTTGTCCCAAGCAAAGAAGTTAAAGCTTGCAGTAGCTGAGTTAAGAGGTCTGATGAGCACATAGCCTATGTCGCTCCCTAAACCATGTCAGCAGCTTAGCCGAGACCTCAGAGAAGCGGCCGCTCTTCTAAAATGGGCCAGCATCGACCTTCTAAGGATAGCGGAAACCCTTCTTACACAGGGGGATGAGACAGGTGCGAACGAAATCATGACGATGGCGTTAAACTATCATGACATGGAAGTTAAATTATTAAGCTATTCAGATGAGGTGGGTGATGGAAAGATTTCGCGTGCAGAGAAACAGTAGCCGGAGCTTGAACTGATTTTACGTTGACCAAACAGCGCCCTTCATTTACACAGCACGCAAACTCTATTTCTACGTAGAACTATTACTATCGTACTCGCAGCATACGTATAGGTTATCGCATTACGGCATTTATATATGCCTGGCACGCTTTTAAAGCGATCAGTCCTTGGTCGCCGGCATCGGTGATGCCGATAATTCGTTGAGCATGCGCAGGGTCAAGTTGGGCTCGACCGGCTGCATGAACCACGCCGATGGAGCTGGGGGCGGCAGACACTTTACAGCCACTGGCTGAATCCGAAGCGTCGAGAAGGACTGACAGCCGCACATCAGCAGTAGCAAGGCGGTCACGCAATAGAGCCTGATTACGTTTGGCATCGGACAGTTCTCGGGTGTGCTGTTGATCGGAGACGGCGAGTTGTTGCTCTGTGGCCAGGCGCTTGTCCTGCTCGGCCTGCTGCTGGCGGAGCGCGGCCTGGGTCAGATTGTTTAGATCGTCAGCCTGCAGCGCGGCCTGGCTCGCGAGCTTTCCAGCGTAACGCCACGCTTGCACCTGCCAGGCCGCGCCGAACGCAATGATCATCGCGATCAGCAAGACTGCCAGTTTCTGTGGTGTGGTCAGCATTACTCATCCTCCCAATCGGGTAGGTCGATGGTCTGCCCCGCCAGATGGTGAGTGCAGTCATCGAGAAACTGAATGCGCCCACCGGTCACGAACGAATGACAAACCCGGGGGCCGTCAGACCAGATGTATCTGACCAGAATGCTTGGCGTGAACGTTGGCGCGTCCAAGTTCCCATTCCACCCCCACCGTGGCCCTGGTCCATTCCCATGTGAAACACCATGCGCGATGCCGCATCCCGGGCATTCGAAATACAGCCGATCTGCTTCGGCTTGAGCCAGGCAGCGTGACACTTTCCGTAATGCCGTCATGACAGCACTCCACCCGCCAAGCGGTACTGCTGGATCAGATCATCAAGCCGGTGTTCACGCTGGCCATACCCTGCACCAGGCAGGCTTGCCCAAATATTCCGGCACTTTGCGATTGCGGATTCGACCCGGCCTGCATGCACGTCCGGTAGTGCGCGGCATTCGCGGATGTGCTGCAGAGCCAGCAGGTCCTGGCTGATCGGGCTGAAGTCAGGCAGGGCCAACAGCGTTCGGTAATACGGCCAGTCCTTGAGCATCTGCTGGTACCGGCCCGAGGCATTTGAGGTCAGGCCCTTGCTGTTGATGGCCTTCGAGCGGCGCCCCTTTGCGAAGGGGTGATCACTGAAATCTGTGAAGACCTCAGGCTTTCTGTCGATGCCCGTCACGATGACGTCGTAGCCATCCAGGGCAGTGGCCGGCGATGTGCTGGTCCCCTCGGACCAAGCGAGCATGTCGAGGAAAGCCAGAGCATTGCGGCTGCCCGCTTGGGTGGTCGAAAGTCGTGCCATAGCCTTTTCTCCAGGCGAAAAAAACCCGCACAACGGCGGGGATTAGAGGTGAATGAAACTCTGTTGAATTCGTTTTATACGGTGCTGCACTCAAACGAATGGGGCCAGGAATCTCGTCGTATTAAGAAGTTCCGTCTTGTTATTAATTGACAGCCTTTGTGGTGGGGCACATCGCTATCATCTGCGCCAAATTTCGCTACGGAGGAACACGTTAATGGTTCATAGGCCCGCCAAAACTACCAATCGCCACGGATGGGTTTGGGTCTATAAAAGAATCAGACGCCTTGGATTCTCTCGATTTACTGCTTGTTACAGAGCGAGTCTTTACGCTCTCAGAGGAGACACCGGAACTTTCAGGTTCAAAAATGGCTGGGAAAAATTCCGCTTCCGCCGCAAACCATGAGTTGCGGCGGGCTGATCGGTTTACCTAGCCAACTATGGGAAGGTCGACGGTGCCGTAAAGGTGTCACCAGCAAACCGGCCACCTGCCGCGAAAGCGGCATCCCATAGCGCTTTGTCGAGGGCGTCGACGTCAGCATAGGTTCGCCCCGACACGGTCAGATCCTCGCAGTAGCCGCGATAGAAGATGTCAGAGGGGCATTGATTGGTCAGCGCGGAACCTGACCCACCGTTACCGAAAATAATGCTCCCGGCCGCTGCCGCAACCGTATCACTACTCCCCGCAGACGCTCGCATTGAGGAGTACCGGTTGGCCACGGCGTTGGCACCACCGACGACGTTGTATAGCCCGGAAGCCTTGCCGGTGTTTCCGGCGCCACTCATGTATCCCAGGAAGTTGCCGCCGCTACCGATCTCCATGTACCGGTGACCGGTTGCGAGTGCTGCACGTGTACGGTGCGTCCATACCGAGAAATAGAACAGGTGAGTCTTGTTAGCGATGATGTAGTCGCGGATCGCGGTTGCGACATTGATCTGTGAACCATGACCACTCACCGTGTTGTTCACCTGGCTGTAAATGGCGTGCAGCCCCTTCTTGGGCGTCCTCTCAAACAGAGCGTCAGCTGCGACCGCATTACTGCTGAACACACCCGCCAAGCTGCTCTCGGTACCCGCACCGAGCACCGCTGCCGCTTCGGCGTAAGCGATATTGGGGATAACAGCTCCCGCTGCCGGCACTCCGCTCACACCACCCAAGCTATGCCCCAAGTCGAACAGATACAGCGACCCCGCACTCAGCAATGCATCGGAACGCAGAATGGGCAACGTCGTATCGGTGAAGGTGATGCCATCCAGCACGGTTTTTTGTCCGGCCATTACCAGGACCTCCGGTTAATTTCGTAGGCGATGCGACGGGCGATATGCCCGTTGCTGATCGTGGTGTTGTGAATGATGTCCAGCCGCAGCGAACGCGGAACCACGCCCTTGGCCACGTCGTCCAGATCGTCGGCGCTGCCGTCGTTGAACTGCATCAGCCACTCGCGGATCTTGATCACGCGATCGCCATACTCGGTGGTGGCCCAATCTTCCAGCGCGACGCAGTTGTTGTAGGTGGCGGTACCGACCCCCTCCCCCGTCGACGTGCCCGGTGTCGGGTTACCGCCAAGCGGCGGCGTGATGATCAGATAGCGCTTTTCAACGGTTTTCTGCACTCCCACCATCGCCCGGATGTCGGCCTTGATCTGCTCGATGTTGTCGAGGTTGTTGCGGCCCATCCAGATGATCTCGGTGTAAAACCCGTCACCGGGAACGTCGGGCACAAACGGCGACTTGGGCGCGCTGTATCGGGCGTCTCCGGCAGCATCCCGAGCAAACGTGTAAACGTCCGACGAGTCCCCTGTCTCACTGTGCGTGCACGTAAGCGTCCCATGGATGCCGCCCAAGGTACCTGGCAACGTGTAGGTGCCGGAATTGGTCGCGGGCGTGGACAGCAATAAGGTGCTCAACGCAGTGACCGTCACCGAACCCGAGGCCGGGATCTGGTTGTCCGTGACGGTCAGCAGTGCGGTACCAGCACCGAAACGCGCGGCGATCTGGCGAGAGGTCTGGCCGCCAATGCCGCCATTCACAATGGTCCGCGCACTGATCAGGGGCGCAAGTTGCTCCCGCCAGGTGACCTGGCTGCTATTGGCTGTCAGGGAGTCCCCTACACAAAGCAGGTCATGAACCGGTTTGAGGTACTCGATCCCTGTCACATCGGGGATATGAATATCAAAATTACCCACGGTTTTGCCGGCTGTGGTGATGCCAAGCGCAATGCGGCCAACCGCATCAACAACGGCCCAGACATAGCCGGACTCTGGGCTCAGTTGAACCGCAATGAAGCCCGACAGATCGGCCCCCAGCGCTTTGCGAGGTACGGCACTGGTGCCGAGCAAGAATTTCCCGGTAACGGTACCGTCCACTCGAAGAGCCAGACCAATCCGTCCCAGGGTATCGATCACTGCCCACGCGTATCCCGACTGGGGGTCCAACGCCTTGGCGATAAATCCGTCGAGGTCGAGTTTCAGCGTGTTGCGATCGACAGTGCCGTCTCGCAGCATGAACTTGCCCACGAGTGAGCCATCCACCCGGCAACCCAGCGCCATGCGTCCAACCGAATCCACCAGCGCCCAGGTGTAACCGGACTCTACGGCCAATCGAACAAAGCGCAGCTCCAATCCATTAAACGTGCCGCTCTCAACCGCAGAGGTGCGCACGTCTATCTCTGCGATGTAGCCCACAGAGGGGTCATCGGAGACGTGCCTGGCCTCCGTGGCACTGACCCGCACATACAGGCTGCGCGATATATCTGGCGAAGTGGGCTCGACGTAAAAAGACTGGCCGTCGACCGTCGACAGAAGACCTGCCGCGACAGTGGCATGCACTTTTCCATCGACCATATCGCGGTTGAGGCGATCAATTTCCGCATTGATCATATCCACCGGATCACTGGTACCGATGCCCTGCAGCAGCGGCGCTCGGTACCCCGCATAGCCGATCTGAATATCGATGCGGGCCGCCGCGGTGTAGAAGAACACCCGCGCACTGGCATCGGCATGCATGGGGTTGGCTAAGACAACGGTCGCCGCTGCATCGGAAAACAGCGGCGCCAACGTCTCACTCCCGGAGACAAGCACACTCACCGTTGCTCCGGGCAATAGCACGCCGTCTTCAGCCCTTGCGGCAAAGAATTGAATAGGTTGCATGATGAGTCTCTATCAGGTGTTGAAGGTGATCGCCGGGGCGAAGTTGAGTTGACTGCGTACACTGCTCCAGGTGTCGTACGCTGCAGCGCAGAGGTAATACGTGGTGTCTGGCGTCAGTCCCGTGATCTGGCCGGTGCGTGATACGCCTTGATACCCGACCGTTCCTGCGGTTGCCGGATCAAAGTCCTCCTCTGTCGAATACACAAACACATAGCCCGCCGTGTCTGCAGCTGCACTGGCCGCGCAACTGACATCCGCAGTGGTGGTGCCAGTGACCGAGGCGGCGGTTCCCGTAACGGGCGCCGGCGCCGTATTGGTGACCAACAACGACACCAACTGTGCTTGGCCTGCAGCGTTGCGCTCTATGACCTCCACCCGATAGCTGCGAATGAGCGCACCATCCACCAGCGCATCTTCACGTTGGTAAGTAAATGCCGTGCTGGTAGTCGCCACCTCTCGCAGGAGGGCATTACTGCCCGCGTGACGAACACGTACCAAGCGATCTTCGGCACGAGCTCCGGCCACCCAACTGACGGTGAAGTACGGCGCCTCGAAGGCACCGACCAGGGCGAGGTTTTGCGCGGTATCAGGCGCTACCCGAGCCGGCGACAACGTGACGCTGTAGGCAGTGACATCCGCCAGATCCTCAAGTGCTCGACCGAACACGTTAAATGAGCGGAACTTGACCCAGACAGTCTTGCCGACCTGGTCGGACGTGTAGCTGTACTTCCAGACGGCATCATCCAACCGCACAAAGGGTGAACCGGCCGAGTGACTGGAGATGGCCGTGCTCAGACGTCCGCGTCTCAGATAACTCAGCTCATAGCCTCCGACGCCCGTGAGCACCGCGTCTCGGTAACTCAGCAACTCACCGGCCACCCAACACAGCGTGGCGCCACTGTCCGCCTCTGCAGTAGTGGCGGCAGCCAGCTCCGTCGCCGCTGCCAGTTGCACTGACAAGGTGTTGACCGTATCGGGATCGCTTCCAGCGGCCAGAGTCGTTGTCAGTTGCCCCATGCGCGCCCTGCCGTAAATCGTCTCCGCTAACCGGTAGCTGTCGCCATCGGCGCTGATCCAAATCTCACAACCGCCCCAGGCTTCACCCACACCGGCAACACCGCCCCAGATCTGCAATGTGCCGGCGGGCAGCAAGCTCTCGGGTGGGTTGAACATGATGGGCGCCAGGACAGGACCAGGCGCGACGTTCTGATTGCCCTGATAACCGCTTTTGCTCTGCACCGGATAGTTAGGTGCGCTGCCGACGCCCAGCAACGCATCCTCGGCCACGATCGCCAACTTACCCAGCTCGTCCTCCTCAACCGAAATCAGCCGGACCAGGCGCTGGTGCAGGTTCAACCCTGGCTCAGTGATCGTGACTAGGTCCATAGGCTCAAGGAGCACATGCTGCCAGCCGAGGGAGAACTCATATTCATTACGCACGTACAGCTTGCGCTGCACCAACAACTGCGCCGCATGGGCACCGATGGCGATATTGCAGATCTCGTACGCTTTGATGGTGTCCATCGGCTTGGAGCCAAACTGCTCAATGGCAGTCTGATCAGGCGCACGCACTACGTCGGTGTTGTACTCGTGATCACGATCGAGGATCTCCAGCGACACTTCGTTGTAGCTGTCGGCCTGGCTCTTGATCTTGAGCGAGACCGGAGGCTCACCGTCCTCAGAAAGAAAATCGTCATCGGTCAGATCCGCCACTGGCGTGATGTTCGGAAACCACGTGACACCGTTGCCCGTGACAGCCTGGTCGCCGTAGGGGATCACCTTGAGTTGACCGGCAGACCACACCAGCTCGCTGTTGGTCAGCTGCAACCAGCGCGCGATGGCCTCATTCGCCGGCGACTGTTCGTCAAGCACTGGGCTCAAGAGTAAGTTTTCCGCCAAGCAATAGTTGCGGTAGTTCGACATATCCGCGACCCATGCCGGGGTAAAACCAATGCCGTCCAACGGATCGAGCAACAACCCGGGCAAGAAGTCACCCGGGTTGGCATCCGGCAGCCCGGGCACCTGATAACGCCCGTCCACCTCAAACGTATGATTCTGGACGCCGGCGTTGTCGTTGAGCAGGTACCTGCTGGAAAAAACGTAGGCCGTGTCAGCGTAGGCAATCGCTTCGGTAGGGTGGCGAGTTTGAAGAAACCCCCACACCGCCTGATCATGAGTGCCATTGGCATAATTCAAGCCAATCTGCGCCAGTGAGGAAAACACCTCTTTGTCACGAAATACGCGGTGAGTTGCACCCAGCGGGCCTCGCCCGACGGCCAAAATGATGGCCGCGTAGTAGGTGTAGGTCGTGTCTTTTTGGGTGGCCCCGCCGCCTCCTTTACCCCCCGACTTTTTCGTCGTGGTTTTGGCGACCGCTTCAAAGTCACTGTAATAAATGAGGTTAGGGCTGATGCGATTACGGCCGGCGATCCAGGCGATCGGCTTGCCACTCGCACTGCTCTGGATCTGCAACGCGTTGATACGTGTCGCACTATTGGAAATGGTACTACTGCTGCCCCCCATCGCTGACTCCATATCGGTTAAGTGTGTAATAACGCACGGTATGGCTGGAGAGCCGCTCCTCGCGCATGTCCGCAAACTCGACGCCGATGTCCCGATAGGCGTGAATGATGCGGTGCTCATCGACCACCACCGCGCCGTGGCTGAAGGTCCGGCCGAATTTCCAGACCGCGACATCACCACGCTGTGGCGTATCGATCTGCCGGCCATACAACTCCAGCCAGCCCAGATAACGCTCCTCACTGCGATGCAGGTGCCAGTCCTGGGCATACGCCCCGGGATCGATCCAGGGAATCAACCCGGCGGCGTGATACACCTCAATCAGCAACCAGGCGCAGTCAACACCAACACCCAGCAGGTGCTGCCGGTGCTGGTACGGCGTACGCAACCAGCGCTCAGCCTGCGAGACCACGGCATCACGCTGCAGCACTTCGAACGGGCTCATACCGATGTCTCCGCGACGGGAATGAACGGCATACCCCGATACCGCGCTCGGTTGCCGAACTTGTTGGTGCAGGCATCCAGCGTCCGTGGGCAACCCGGGTAAATCAGAAACTGATCACCCGCCACTGGCACGCCTGGCAGGCCCAGGATCATCGTCACGGCACCATCTGCCGTGAATCGGCGTACGGTCCTTGTCACACCTGCATTGGCACCGTTCACAAAACGAATCACGCCCTGGTCAAACCAGCCCTGAGTGGCGGGCACATTGGAGTTCACGCGCAGGGCCGTGCTGCCGCCCTGGACCACACCCACGGTTTCAAACAGGGCGCGATTCACCCCGCAATCGGCGCTGTACACCGTGCGCAGGCAGGAGGGCTGATAGACACCCCGGGGCACCTTGGTATCGAGCAGCTCGATCGGCGACTTCACTGTCACCGTCGCCTGCTCGCGATCGGCAGGATCCACCTCGGCGACACGCCCGATAAAACGTGTGACCGTGCCCACCACGGGTGATCGCCAGTCCGCCATAAACGCTCGAACAAGGTTCAGGGTGGCCCCGTCAAAACCGCCGCCGGCAATGAATGGCAGCAAGGGCTCGCCGAACACGGTATCGTCCATACCGGCGGTAAAGGTCACGTTTAACGTGTCGACCTCAATCCCGCGCACCGCCCGCACGCCGGTGCGCTTGATCAGGGGGCCGCTGGCCGAGTAGTTCTGGCCCGCATAGAAGACCTGCAAACCCGCATCGGTGTAACGCAGCACCTGGCCGCTGGCCAGGGCAATCGTGTACAGATCCGCCATGACGAAACTGCGCGCCGTGGCCAGAAAAGCTTTCAGTTCGGGTGTGGCATCGATCATGGTTTGATACTCGTGAACGCGATTTTTTTGAGTTCCCATATCGCGCGATAAGGCTGAGCCCCGTCGAGCGAATCGGCCTCGAAAGCACAGCGAAAATAAAACGCCCCACTCCACACCAGCGCCGCATTGATGGGTGGGGCCACCGTGAAGGTGATGCGCCCCAGCTCATCCACAGTGAAGGCTGAAGTAGGAGCACCACTGACAGTGACGACGTCCACATTGACGACGCCGTACACCGGCTCGATCCAGTGGCCTATCTCCCGGGAAAGCTGAAATGTTCGCGTGGTGCCATCACCGGTGCCAAAGCGCTGAAGCGTTACCAGGTGATCGCTACGATCAAAGAACAGGAACTCGCCAAATTGCCCTTTGCGCTGATTAAAGAACTCAATCAGCCTCGACCATTCATCCAAGCCGGGGCGCTTGCGCACGGCGTTGTAGCTCAGTTGGAAAGACCAAAGCGGCGCTGGGTAATACGCCGTTGTCCGGCGTCGACCACTGGCAGCTTTCTGCACACCGGTACTCCACTCAGGCGCCTTTTTTGAAAGAAGGGTTTGCCCGGGCAGGCGCGGCAGAACGCCTTCAACCGCCGCGCCCATATCGGGGTAACTGGCGATCCAGCGCGCCGGCCAAAAAGGTCCTAACGACATCTCGCCCCCCTAAGTTTTGATGGCGCCGTTGCGCCGCATTTTTTGCATTTCCTCGGCCAGCACCCGGGCACCCCGCCGAATATCCGCAGGTGACATCCGGCCGCTGCTGTCGTGGTAGTGATAGCTGTTACCGGCCCCTCCCAACTGCCCCTCTCCACTGGCTGCCTGGCGGATGACATTGGCGTATTGCTTGGGCAGTACCATTTCCTGCTCGTGGAGTTGTGTCATGGGGTTGGTACCGGCAGGGATGTCATAGCCGCCCTCGGCCGAGGCGACGTTTTTCACCAGGCCAAATACGAATGCGCCGGCAGCCACTGCAGCCGCTGCGCCGAGGATCGGTCCAATGATCGGAATGGCCGACATGGCTGCAAAGGCACCGGCCATGGCCTGCCAGGCACTGGCAATGATGTTTTTGATCGTGGCTGCGCCCCAGATCGCTACGGACATGGCCGCACCGCCTGCCTCTGCAGCCGTTCGAACGCCAACACCCACCACCGTCGCACCGGTTTTAGCCGTCTCACCGAACATCCATGCCATCAACGGCTTGGTGACCATGTTCTCAACGAACGCGGTCCCGATGCTGGTGAAGATCCCGCGCAACAGGCCCTGAGTGCTCATGGTGCCGCTGATGATCCCGGTAAGCCCGCTCGACCAGCTGGTACGCAGGCTGTCGACCATGCCCGTCCAGTTGCTTTGCGACTCGAAGGTTTGCTGCCTGCCAATCACTGCCATGCTGTTGCGGTGGGTTTGCTCCAGCGCCAGGATCTGCTGCTGGACCTGCTGCAGGGCGACCGGGTTACGGTCAGGATCCTGCTCCAGCAGCGCTTTACGCTCGGCCAATGCCTGGGCTTCGATCGCATACCGTTGCTTTTCGAACTCAGCTTGGGCTTGCAGCAGTTGGCCTTGGGTGATCAGGTTGGCTTGCAGATCCAGCTGGGCCATCTGTTCGGCATGGGCAACATCGGTAAGCCGCGCCTGCTGATCGGCAGCCAGCTGCTGCTGTTTCATGTTGGTGATTTGCTGCTGCTTTTCGCGCTCGACAGCAACCACCTCAGCCGCAGCCTTGCGGTATTCCTGGCTGTCCTGTCCATAAAGTTGCCGGCTGCGCTCCAGGGTCTGCTGAGCAATCTGCAGGCGCGCGTCCATATTGTTGCGGTACTGCTGCGCCTGGGCCTGCAGATCGGCAAAGGCTTGGCCCTCGTCCTGCCGGCGCAACGCATTCAATGACGCCAGGTAATTGCGCTGAACGCTCAACCGTTCGGCCGCGCTCAAATCCGTGCGTTTGAGGATGCCCTGCCAGTACTGCATTTCCTGCTGCTGAGAAAACTGCAGGAAGGTGCCTTGCTCCGCCTGCTGTTGGGCGTGAGCCACTTTCTGTGCATCCAGCGTCTCTGCCCACTCACTGACCCGAGACTTGGCTTTCGTCGGCGCACTTACCGGGTCATCCGCTTTTTTAGGGGGCGTCGTGGACTCAACTACTTTCTTCCGATGCTCGACGGCTGCCGCGTAAGCCTGTTCCAGTTTGGTTAACTGGGCGATCTCAATGCCGTAAGCGGTTGGCCTAACTCTGCCCTGCTGCGGTGCCTTGGTCAGGGCTGTATTGCCGGTCGCGGCCATCTCGGCCACTTTGCGCCGCTGCTCTTCGATGCGGGCTGAACGGGAGCGCATACCCGCATCGACTTCCTCTAGCTTGTTGGAGACCAACTGCATGTTTTCCAGCAGCAGGCGCTCTTCGACCAGCGTGGCTTCCAATTGAGCCTTGCCACCGCCACCGCGTGGGCCGGCGATGACTGTGCCTAACATCGCTTCGTAGCGCGCGACGTTCGCCGCCACCTCATCCACGGTAAGGCCTACGCCAGTCATGCCTTTCAGCAGGTTGTTAAACCAACTGGCAGTCTCCGACAGCCGCTTATTCAGGCTGATAAAGACCGGTTCAAGGATGGTGCCGATGGTGACCTGCAGCTGGTTGCTTTTGGAGTCGAGCTCGGCCTGGCTGCCGGTTAATCCATCCGCCGCCTTGGCAGCATTACCGACCTGGGCCTCGGTCTCTTTCATGATGCCGTTGTATTCGGCCGTGATCTTTTGCGAGTCGGACAACTTGTCACGACTGGTGCCGATGCTCTTGGCGTACTCGTCCCACATTTTGGCGACGTTTTTCGTAACACCGGCGTTATCCACCAGCACCGAGTTTTCGTTTTTCAAGCCCTCGGTGGCCGACACCACAGCTTCCGACATGCTGAGATTGGCCTGCCGGTTGAACGCTGCAGCGTCTTTTAGGCGGTTGATCACCGCCACAGCCTGGTCAACGTTGTAGCCACGGCTGAGCAGGTTTTGCAGTGCTTTGGCCGCGTCACCGACGCTGAGCAAGCCGTCAGAGGCGAGCTTGTTGGCCTCATCCATGGCCCGGCCAATACCGACACCGGCGTGATTGGCCACCGCTTCCAGACCACGGTAAGCAGCCTCCTGTTGGATCGCCGCGTCCTTGCTATCGCTAACGATCTGGCCCAGCTTGAAAGCACCCAGACCAAACACACCCGCAATGCCAGCCGCCACACCACCGAGGCCCGAACGCATGATGGTGCTGACGCCGGCGAACGCCTCATTCACTGCCGGACCAAAACGAGCGAGCCGGGTTTGACTACCGACCATCTCGGTGTTGATCGCCCGCAGCTCGCGACTGAATGTCGTCCGCGCCTCGCGCATGTTGCGCTCGATGCTTTCAACTGCACGGTCGAAACCCTGAGTTCCGGCCGTGAACTGGTACGCGATATTTCTATCCATGCCGAAACCTCAAACTTCAAATAACAAAAAACCCGCATAAGCGGGTTTATGGGTTTTTGAATAACTAATTTAGCCTTGCGGCATTCACTGTTCGATTGAAATCTACAGCGGCTTCCCAAACTGGTGGATGACACCCTATCCAATTGCTGCACCAAAGCTCCGCAGTAATACGATAGGTCCCGTCACCTTTAGGTTCTTTAATAATCCGAGCACCAAGTAAGGAAGATGCTTCTGGCGGATTAAATGTCTCGATGTAATCGCTGGTGATACTCTGAATTTTATAGCCTGCATTACTCAGCACCCAGCGGCGTGCCGCACTCCACTTCAACTCACAGTCTTTATCGGAGATGCAGACGGGAATGGTGCTCATATACTCCTGCTTTAATTGCTCCGTTTTGGCGTCTGGAACAGCAGCGCAACCTGACAACAAAATTCCCGTAATAGCAAAAAACATCGCATATCGCATATAAGTCCTCCTCAGTTGTGATTAGGATTTATCGCATAGCGACGACCTATAGATATGGACAAAATCTAACATCAGCATAGGTGATTATATTGTCGAAGGCGCACCGACAAATGCATCTAAACCACTGCGCAAATGCTCTGGCAAATCGTCCCGTAGATCTGCGGCCATCGCTGCCAGGTCGCGCGCCAGATCGGGGGCATCAGTGACGTCCTGAGGCGCCTTGTAACCCATATAACCCGCGACTAGGACATGAACCGGTGGATGGGTACGCCAGTAATCGGTCATATGGCCCACCATGACCATGTCCCAATCACGCCGAAGCGTGACCGGGCTTTGGCCGGTACTGGCGATCAGGTGAGCGTAGAGTTGGCCCCAGTCGAAGGGGCCTGGCCTTCCCCCGGTGCTGGCTCTGTGACCTCCAAGCCCGAGGCACTCATAACAGCATCCAGCGCATCACGCATGTTGCGAAGATCCAGAAGGGCTGCCACTTCTGCGCGCTCAATGTCGGGGTAGTTACGACGCAATGCCGCGTGAGTGGCATCGATCACCGTTGCGATACTGTCACGGTCCATGTTGCCGGCCATCACCGCGTTGATCCGCTCCAGCAGTTGCTCCAGATCCCCCAGCGAAAGGGGTGGGATGACGAGCGTTTTCCCTGGAAACGGGAACGAAACGCCGGGGACATTCACGACCGTCATTCGTTGGCACTCCAGTAGCACACCTCGCCGAACTCATCCGCGTAGCCGGTGAATTCAAAGTCCGGGATGGTGTAATCATCCTGTTTGGTGGCGATACCCAACTTGTTGCTGACAAAGTTCGGCACGCGCACGTACACAGTCTTGCCCTTGTATTTCAGGACCAATTCGCCCTGGAATACCGGCATGTCACCCATGGGTAGGTTTTTCACCGACAGACTTTTACCCGTCGCAACGGTGTAGCGGTAATCAATGAACACCGACTTGGCCACGTCTGCAGCGGCAAATGCATATTCCCCCGTGGCAGCATCAAAGGTGTACTGCCCCGCGATCGGCGCGCTCAGTACCCGTACGTAAGGGATCGCACCGGCGCCCCGTACCCCAAGATCACCCGAGAGCGTCCCGCCCGCCGGAGGCTCCACGGTAATGGTGGCCCCTGCAGGCACCGCTGTGGGCTCCGTGGAGTGATGAACTAACACCTGGCCGGTGGTCAGGGTCTGCCCGAACACCAACTGATTCCACTGCAGCAGGCTGATCTGGGCAGACTTGGCCTTGCCCGTCAGCTTGCCCTGGCCCCGTGCCGCGTCGACCGCAAACTGCTCGCTGCCGAACAATTCCTTGGAATCAAACGACAGATCCACCGAGGCTTCTTGCATGATGCCTAGCAGGATGGGGGTCGGCGCAGAAATGGCATTGCCATAGGCGTCCATCAGCGGAGTCGCGTAAAACAACCCGCTGCCGAATGCGATTTGCATAATGTGTTCCTCAGTAAAAGGTAGGTCCGGCCGTCAGGTCGCCGGTGTTGCACAGGTAGGTGAAGCGGTAGCGCACCATGCAGTTGCCGGCGGTGTTGTCGCCCTCGTCTTCGATCCAGTCGATGTAGAAGCGCTGCACCCGATCCGCCTCCTCAAAGGCTTCCTCTGCCATCAGGACCGCATGCACGGCAACCTTGACCAAGTCGGCGACCTGATCCCAGGCAGCACCTGTGACCGTGTCCTCCCGGGCGATGATTTCCACCGTCAGCTCGAACTGGTTGCGATCCACTGCAGCGCTTTCGCGCTCACAGGTTTCAAGGTCAGGGCGCAGCACGATCGCCGGAGTCATGTCCCGTTTGATCGCCTCAGTACGACTGCGATACACCCGGTCTGCCGCCAACGTACCGGCGCCCAGAATCAGCGCCTGCGCCTTTGCGACGATGCGTTCTTGAATCGAGGGCATGAGGTTAAACCTTGGTGAGGGAGGCCAGGCTAAAGGCGCCGTCATCGATCATCCGGCGGTCACGGACGCGAAAATTCACGCCGGCTACGGTGATCAGTTTTGGGTTGTCGATGCCCAGGCGCTCGGCCTCGGCGGTGATGACCAGGATCTCGTAACCGGTCGACTGGCTATTGATACCGCCCATGCCGTGGATTTCGTCCGGCATATCCCGCGCGGCCAGAAACGGCTGACCATCAACCATCCCGCCAACGTCGAAGTCCTCAAGGAAGCCCTTGAGATCTTCGTCAAACATCAGGGCTCACCTTGGCGGGCTTGCGTCCGCCCTCACCCACAGCGGAAGGTGCCGGTGCTGACTCGACCACCAACACTTCCAACTGGTGGCGAAAGCGCTGGGCCACGTCATCAGGCAACTCGATCACGCCCCCCGCACCGGTCAGTTTGTCATCTGGCCCGCGAAAGGAGCCGGATAGCACCGTGTAGGATTTATTCGGCATTACGCTCTCCTGCGACCTTGTCCAGTTTCGACAACCGCTGCCCCAATGCCTTGTCCGGTTCGCCGGGGATCACAATCACCTCCCCGGCTTTGAACTGAACAGGCGACACAATGGTGTAGCGACCCTTCTTGTTTTCGACCGGCTCCAGGTTATGCGCACGCGCACTGGCCTGGGCCGCATTCAGGATCAGTTCCCCCCCATAAAGGGTGATCGTCTGTTCCACGCGGTATTTCGGCATATCAATGCCCTCAGTGAGGTGTCAGGCCGAAAGGCTTACGCCACCAGTTGGTTAAGAACGGCATACTGCCAGCGCCCAAAACCCACGTTGCGCCAGGTGTCGACGCCGTACTGATGAGCATCGTTGTCGAACTCGTACTCCGAGCCCTCGGCCTTGGCTTTCATGGCCACGTCGGTTTCCTGTTGGCGGATGAATGCTTTCAAACGACCATCCGTGCGGAAGGTCACGAACTTGTCCTGCCAGGCGTTGAGGCGCACGTTGCCCACCACGCGAACCACCACGTTGTCCGGCATGACGATCTCGTTAATGTTGGTACCGCGCGGCACGCTGAGCGCCGTCTGCGCAACGCTCAGCAGGTTGAACGGCACCATCACCAGGAACTCGCGGGCCAGCTCGTTGATGGGTTCGCCCTGATCATCCTTCAGGCTGGTCAGTTGGGTGATGGATTTGGCGACGGCCTGCTGAAACTCTTCGACACTCGGCCGGGTTGGGGTACCGGAAGTCCCCGCCGTCAAACTGGCAAGACTGGTTGTGATCTTGTTGGACTGCACGCCGCTCTGACCTTCTTCGTGGTCGGTATCGAAGAAGTACTGGCCGTCATAACAGGTCTGGCTTTCACCGTTGAGCAGCAGCACCGACAGCAGTCGCGCCCAGTGCGCGTTGGTGCGGTCGGCCAGCTCGCCCAGGCGGATGCGCAACTGTCCGGTTTTGTCGCGGCGCAGCTCTGTGACCAGCACTTCGAGGGTGGCTTCAAAATGCAGGTTTTCGATTTCGAGATCAGCGCTGATAAAGCCCTTGGCGTGGCGACCACCAATCCATTCACGCAAGGTCGGCACCATGCCGATCCATGGATAGGTTTCTTTGGCCTGGTCGGAGTCGAACAGGTTGGACACGGCGTCGATCCAGTTCGACCCCACATTCTGCTCGAGCAGTTCGTAAAACATGCCGATGATGGCACGGCTGGAAAGTACTTCAGCACCCATGGGTGATTCTCCTGAAGAAGGATACGGTCAGAGAAAAGTTTGAAACCGGGTTGAGTGATGCGTCAGGCCGCTGCGGGGATGGCCTGGGCGGTGAACTTGACGATGCCGACGCCGGTGCGCACGAACCGGTGAACATGCCCGATCAGGCTGTTACCAGCGGCGGTGAGCGCAAATGTGCCGCTGTCGCTGGCATACACCGGCTTACCGATGTCGGTGATCGCCAGCGCAGTGACGGGCAGTTCAACTTTGCCCACTTCGCGAAGACGCACACGCGCTGCTGCAGCGGCGCCAATTCGATTGTCGACGCCGCGATCGGCGAAGCCCACGAACAGATCCCCTGCCGCCAGAGGTCGCGCAAGGCCGTTAGCCGCGACAATGCCGACCGCCGAACCTTCGAAAATTTGCACGCCGGCCGCGACCGACAAATCGTTGATGTCCCCGATCTCATAAGCGCGGGGGGTGTCGAGTGTAAGAGGCATAGGATTCTCCAGAGCCATGGGTGGAAAGGGGTTACCCGGTACTTACTTTTTCAGAACCTTGACCAGGCCCCGCTCGGTGGCCTTGCGGTAGCCGTGATAGGCCTCGAAGGTGCCAAACTCGGCGCGCAGCTCCTTGTCGCCGTCCCAGGTAGCCTTGGCGCGTTCCTCCAGCGGCGCCTCTGGATCCTCCTTCACAGCCTCTGGGGCTGCCGGTGGCGTCAGCACGTTGGGCACTGGCGCAGGCGCCTGGGTGCGAATGTCGGCCAGCGCACCGGCGCGTTTGGTTTTTTCGGCGCCGATGACCTGCGCCGCCGCTTCGGCACCGCTGGTTTTGCCGTCGAACTTGAGCGTGGCGATCAACTCCTCGTGCCCGGGCAGCGCGGCGGCTTCCACCGCCTGGATGCGTTCGCACTCGGCGCGGGCGCCGGCAGCTGCACCAGCGGCATGCGCGTCATGTTCCAGGCTGGCGAGCAGCTCGGCATGATTCGCGGCCAGGTATTCACGGTTAATAACGGGTTTATCTGCAGTTGGAGCGGGTGCGTTACTGTTGGTGGTAGTAGACATAGGTCTTTCTCCAGAAGAACTGCTGTTGAACTCGGCGATGAGTTGTTCAAGGGTGGATTCACGGTCGGCCATGCCCAATGCCACGGCATCGGAGCCAATCCGCATATCACCCTGGCCGAAGTCGGCCAAAACGGTTTCAACACTGACGCCACGGTAATTGGCGACGTCCTCGACAAAGATGTCAGTCAGCCGGTCGACATGGGCCTGCGCTACTGCCCGCCCTGACTCGGTACCGAAGTCAGGACGCTTTTTCGGGCTCTGGCTGCTGACAATCTCAAAACTGCCGTCGTCGTCGCTTTTGCGCACCGTCAGCACCGTGCCGATGGAGCCCACTGCGCCGGTGCGGCTCATGACGATTTCATGGGCTGCTGCAGCTATCCAGTAGCCAGCGCTGGCCGCGTTGCCGGATACATACGCAACTACCCGCTTGGGCGAGGCGCGGATCATCTGGCCGAACTCAGCGATGCCACTGGCAATACCACCGGGGGTGTCCATCACCAGGATGATGGTGTCGGTGCGCGGATCGTCGACGGCGGTGGTGAACTCCTTGGCCAGCACATCCAGCGACGTCGCACCGGACAGCGCCGTAAACAAGTTGGCGTAGCGGAACACCGGGCCGGTGACGGGCAGCAACGCCACATTGCCGCGCTGGTTCACCGCGCGGCTGTTCTGCAGGGGTTTACCCTGCCTGGCCTCCAAGGCTTCCGGGCCTTCATGCTCCCGGCGGGCGATGGCGGTGATGGTCTGCAGCATGTCCGGGGTGATGGCCCAGGGCTCGCGTGATACCAGGTCGAACGCCGTCACCCGGTGCACGGGAGGTGCATCGGTTGGGTTGTCGCTCATAGTTAGGTCCGTTCAGGTAGATCAGGATTGGCCGCAGGCTCATCCTCGGGGCGAGCCGTTGGTGACACGGATAGGCCGTCATCGCGCCTACGCTTCACTTCAAGCGCACGCTGTTCGTGGTTCTCTTCCCAGTCGCTGCCGTCGTAAAGCATGGATTCCTTGGCGAGCGTGCTGACACCAATATCGATGCGCTTTTCGGCGGCATTGATGTCTTTGAGAGGATCAACGGTGCCAGGACCATCACCCACCCACAGCGACCCGCTGTACGCATAGCGCAGCAACGGGTGGTCGAAAAACCCAGGAGCCTCAATGTCTCCCTGTGCCACGGCCTCTTCAAGCCAATGCTCGTACACGGGCTGGCAGAAATGTTGGCCCAGGAAATCACGGCAACCGCGAACGAACTGCCAAGCCTCCATCACCGCAGCACGTGCGGCGGTGTAACTGGCGGTAAAGTGCTTGATCAGCACCTCGTAAGGCAGCTCCAGGGCCATGCCGATCTGTCGAAGCATGGCGAGTACGAACGGATCGAATGCCATGTTCGGGCGACCGGGTGATGCGGTATCAATCGACGCACCGTCGTCCAGTTCGGCGACAATGCCGCCACTGAGTGAGCCGTCCCAACCGCCCTGGTCGCGCCCGGCGGGTTTATCGCCACCCACCGGGGTGTTGCCGCTGACGGCCGATGCCAGAGGGCTCAGATTGCCGCCCTGCCCCGGTTTGATGAACACGGCGAAGAACGCAGACACCACCGCCGCTTCCAGCTCGGCATCGGTGTAACGGTCCAACTGCTTGAGCTTCTCGATCACCGGCGCCAAGTACGGCACACCGCGTGGCTGGCCCACCCGACGACGCCGGTACACATGCAGCAGCACGCGACCGCCACGCTCATTGAAGAACGGACGATCATCCCAAACGCGCTCTTTGACGCCGAGTGCCCCCGGGTGACTGCGCAAAATGTGAGCCCTGATCGGAGCACCATCGGCGTCACGCTCAATGCCGGCCGTGAGGGCTTCCGTGTCGGCCTTATTGCTAGGGTTACAAACCCGGTCGGCCTCAATCAGTTGGATGCACGCCGAGTAGTGCTGACCCGGTTGTTCTTTGTGCGTGAGCAACGTAAAGACGTCACCGCTGCTCAGCACAGATCGCCAGGTCAGATCCTGCAGACCATAGAAATTCTGCTCGCGGGTGATGTCGCAGCAGGTGGTTTCCGCCCAGGACTTGAACAGCGATTCGGTTTTGCGCTGCCACTCCCTGGCTTGGTCTTCGTCCCAGCCCAAAATCGAGCGATTGACCACTGACTTAAGCGCCAGGCCGGTGCCGACCGTTTTCGTCGTCACCGTATTGATCGCACCACCACCGATGGGGTTGTTGCGTTCAAGGTCTCGGCAGCGTTCGCGAAGCGTGGGCAAGTCGGGCAGCAGATCTGCTGCCGCACTGCCTGCCGTCGGGGTCCAGGCGCTCAACGTGCGCTTGGACTTCGACGCGCCGCTGTAACCGCCCAAGGCAGTCATGGTCAACCGGGCGTGCATGCGCTTGGCGCCGCGCTCGGGGCTGAGCCAGGTGATGGCCTTATCCAGCAGCGTCGGCTCTGGCACTTTCGGCGCGCGGCTCATCGCGGCGTAATCCCACGCAGGACGATCCCCCGAGTGCGACCGCTCTCCAGGCGATCAACTTGCTGTTGCCAGTAGTCGATCGTCTTGGTGATTTCGGCAAGGTCGGCGTATTCCAGTTGCCGGGTGCCGATGCGATAGCTCTGCTTTTGGCTGACCTTCATGCTCGCATCGAGCCAGGCTTGCAGCTGGCCCTGCGCTTGTTCCAGGGTGATAGCCATGAATTAATTCCTGCGTTGGGAGAGCACGCGCATTGCACTACGGCGCCCAGAAACAACTCTCCCGCCAGAGGGCGGGAGATTGGGTGGTTCGACTGGCGGTGTTGGTTCCGGATTACCCCCGTCCGTATCGGGATCGGGATCTGTCTCGGATTGATCAGACTCGGGCGGGTCAAACAACGCCCCCTGACGGATCTGTGCATCGAGCCCTGCCCAGTCATGCTCGCGCATCAAGTGCGTTTTCAGGGAGCGGGCCGCGTGCAACGCATACGTCTCGCAGTCGGTACCTTCGTTGGGTTGGCCGGACTTTTTCTGCCAGACCTTGCGGTAGTGGTGTAGCCGGCTCGGCGCCTTCACTTCGGCAGTGATCTGCCGGAAATAATCGGGGCGCACCGTTTTGTAAAAGTGCATCCGACCGGGACCGTTCCCCGTCAACGGCAGCCGCCCCTCAATCCACAGGTCCTTGGCCCGAGACGTACCAACCATATAGGGGCGTAGGCCGTATTTTGAGGCCTTTTGCTCTTTGTCCGTATCTACACCTTGCCGAGGCGCACTGAAGATCTCCATTCGTTCATCAGCACGGGTATTACCACGCTCACTCGCCCCCTTGATCGCCATCACTCGCCTGCGCTGATGCTTACGGCAAAACGCATACGCAGCATCTTGGGTAATAGTGCCGTCCGAAGTATCAAGCGACACTGCCATCACTCTCAGCTTGGCGCCGCAGGCGTGTGGGATCGGCGCAAACAGCAACTTTTCCAGATCCAGCCAGACGCCCTGGTCAGGTAGCACCACCTCGCCGTAGATCTCCCCCCAGTAGATCAGCCAGGATTCCTCGCCTCGGCCCCAGGCCCGCATCACCACCGCCAGACGATCGTGCTGCACGTCGACCCCCGCGGTGATCACCAGCCCCCCCATGGGCACAAACATTTCCGGGTAGTCCTCCGCTCGCTCAGCCAGTTTATCGGCCTCAGGCAGGTCGGATTTGTACTCGTAGGCACGGCCCTGTTTCTGGTTGACGAACTTGATCAACACCGATAGGTCGCCCAGCGATGCGCGGTGTTCTGCATTGAGTTTCTCGCGAACAATTTCGGCCAGGTGGGTACCGGGTAAACATGCGTAGAGTTCGTTGAGTTCAATGAATCCAGCGCGCCCGAAAAAAGGTTTGGTCGGTACCCAACCGCAGTAAGGATCGCCCGCGTCAATCGCATTGAACACCGTGTTGCGGATGTTTTCTTTTCGCTGGTAATCGTCCCAAATATCGCCACAGTGCGGGCAGGCGTAGCCAGCCGTTTCCGGATCCGCACGCCCGTAAATCTCGTGGGGCTGTACCTCCTCTGGAATATCGAGCCACCGAATGTGGGCAAAGTCCAATACGTGAGCCTGGCCGCAGGCATGGCAGATAATCGGCAGTACCCGGCAGTCAGTAAGCGCCAATCGAGCCTCGGTCTTGCTCGCGCCCTTGATAGCAGGCGTCCCACCAACCAACATTTTTGAACCGGGATAACGCTTACCGCGCTCCTCCAGCAGGGCGACCGCATCCCCCTGCCCCTTAACGTCATCGCTGGTGTCGTCCGGTTCTTCCACCACCGACAAGCCAACCGATGACGTGGATTTGACGTTACCGGGAGAGTTCGATGCCACCAATTTAAGAAACCCGCCGGGGAAGTTCTTGTGGTCCCAGCGATTGCCCGCAGTGCGGCTGGTATTGACCGGCATCAACTTCGCCACTTTTTTGTTGACGTTGACACCGAAGAAGATCTTTTCGTCATGAAAGTTTTTGCCATCTTTTTCCCTGGGAAACAGGATCAAGATCGGGCGCGGCAGGTGCTGGATCACTTTGAAAAGAAAACCGATCAGGAACCATGTCCAGCCGATCTGTGCGGCCTTCATCAGGTCCACTTCACGGACCTTGGGATCGTCCAGAGCAGCGGCAACGCCAAGGAAGTAAGGTGTGTATTGGAAATCATAGAGGCCGCGCAACACAGCACCCTCAGCAGGTAAGTGAAATTCGGTACTCAGATACTGCGCCGTCGGGATGTCACGCGGCGGGCTGAACTTCGTCGCTGCTGCCAACAAGCTGCGCGCCAAGGTTTTGCGCATAGCCTGCAATTCGCTCGAGTGTAGGTCCGACAATTTTGTTTACCCCTGCTCGATCTACCGTGACTTTCAGCACGTTGTCGATGTCCTGTATGAGTCGCTCAATACAGCCCAGATATTCAAGGTTGGCGTAGCTGGTCCAGTCGGATAGGACCTGCTCAGCGTCATCTGCCGGGATCAATACGCGCAACTTTTCGTGATACACCAACCGCCCGTTTGCCGCCTTCTGCTCAAGGTCATCAATGCGAGCTTTGTTAAGCCGTTCAAGTTGGCTGCCCCCGCGCCCAGCGGCTTTTTCGCGCAAATCGCGGATATAGGCGGTACGAATATCGGCAAGGCTTACGGCCTGCCAGTCCAGGTTCAACCGCTTGAGTACATCGCGCGCAGCACGCTCACTCATATCCAGGTGCTCGGCGATTTCAAGTTGGGTTGGCATGGTCTGGTCCTGTTACAGAAGGGGAAGCGGAACCCCCTATGTCGGGTTGAATCTGCAAAAAAGTCGGGGTTCGAATTACCCCGATGGCCCCGCTGCCTGGAAGGACCCATTGATTTAGGGTCGCAGGCCGACCTGCCAAGCCAAAACCCCGACAAATCATTGAAAATTCGAAAGTTTTTTAGAAAAAATGCACGAGACCGACAAGAGGTCAACCTCGCTCCATCTCCCGTGCCAGGGCGCGCCGGAACAGCGGCTCGAACTCGGCCTCGGCGACGCGATTGGCTACCCCGTAGAAGTCAAAGCGCCGCCGATACGTCGGGCGCTTGACGAAGATCAGGATGGGCCGTGCCCCGTTGCCGATCCGCTGCCAGATACCCAAAGGGCCGGTGCCGTTGCCAGGTCGACCTACGAAATAGTCCGGTGCGTTGCGGTTACGGCGCCGGCTGCGCTGAGTGCGGTTGGCCATGAAGCCCGACACCCGCTCAGCTGCTCCGAGTGCGGACAAGATCTGCACGATCTGGCCGCGACTGATATTGCCGTTGCCATCCATCCTGGCGCGCCGACCAGGGACGGCGTACATGTCAGCTGGCATCAAGCCGTAGTGGATCAGCGCTTTCTCAAATCGCTTATGTGGCCGGTTGCCACCGTCAATGTGCACCGGCAAGTACTTGGACGCGGGCACGCCTGAGCTGGCTTCGTCCTTGACCCACACCCGGGCAAACAGGCGGCTGGTCGTGGCACTGCGCTTGAAAACCGAATTGAGCGTCCACCGTGTGGGCCTATCGAACACTCGCTCAAGCTCGGCCTTCTCAGCTGCCTGGACGCGTTCGGCGGTGAAGGTTAGCGCTTTGGCAGCGGCTATCGGCACCTTCGACTTGCTGAGCCCACGCATCTCCCTAACGATCTTGTCGATGTTGTCACGCAACTCAAGTCGCATCATGGTCATTGCCCCTGGATGCTTATGGTCCAGCTTCACCGTTGGCTTGCGCTTCACGCAGACCAAGGCGCTTGGCCGCCCAGCGCTCGTACAGCCCGATCGCTACGTCTGCCCCTGCCATCGCCGTGAGGCATCCCAGCGCACCGGACGTCCAGATCGACATGCCTGCCGCATACAGCAGCATGATCGCCGATACCCCGCACACCACGCAGGCGCCGGACCGAAGGGCCAATCGTCGGATCAATGCCCAACCACGCGTCCCTTCCTTGTCCGCTCGCCACATCTCGCCCGACACACCGCCCACCAGGGCCAGGACGATCACTAACCAGATCGGCATTTCTGCCAGCGCTTGCTGTTCGTTCGTCATTGCCTTGCCCCTTAAACGAAAAAGCCCTGCGCTGGGCAGGGCTTGAGTGAGAAGTTAGTCCGATTAGGTTTGAGGGACGGGTACCTCGTCAACGCTAATGCAGTGCTCAATATCCGTGATTTTCTGGAGAGCTTGCTCAGCAGTTGAATACGCGCCAAACATTCGCCCTTGATAAAAAACAACCCATGCAAATTGGATGTCCGCTTCACCAGAATGCCCAACCACCAACGTCTTGAATCTTTCAGCCAAGTCGTCGACATGCATCTGTGCCATGCCACGCAAAACCATGACGCTCTCCCTGAGTGTAGTCAGAGGCCCTATTTTTCAGCCTTCGACAATGTGAGCGCAAAAAAAAACCGACTCAATGGTCGGGTTAAGACCACTCCTCAGTCCAGCCCCCAAATGAGAGGGATGGAGGGCGGACTGAAGAATGGCGGCGCAATCATATCAGAGCTTGATGAGAATTCATCATCGCGTTGACGTGCAAACAAAAAGCTCTGCACTAGGCAGGGCTCAAAGCATTGTCATGCTAATGGATGGGACGCTCATTGCTGTGCAAACTCAACCTTTTGCTTCTGTCGAGATAGTTGTATCCAGCATTGGTAACACGCTGAATACGCACATTCGGCGCTTCCCCATCAGCGTTAACACAGCCCATGTCGACGAGCAGCTCAATGTGGCCATCCACAATAACGGCAGACCACTGGCCTAGCTGCTCAGGGGAGAAGCGACCACGAATGTCCTTCGCTGATGCATCAATCCTCCACTCCTCTGAGTCCTGAATGCACACCTCTAGGATTTTCACCAACAGCCTCTGATCTCGTTCCATCTCTTAGCTCCAAAGGACAATTTATCTGTACGGAGTCGTACGCCTGAGGAGAAATGAAAAAACCCGGCGCGAGGGCCGGGTTTTTGGTGAGGTCGCTGGTTGCGCACCTCTTTGAACATGACTGATTTATACCCCTCCAGTCCGGTGGCAGCAAGAGCTCAGCGCTGCCACCCTGCAATCAACGGCAATCAACGGCAATACACCAGCAATCAACGGACATATAACGTTACTGGCTCTAGCGCCGCAGGCATGGACCCTCTTGTCCCACTGATTTCAAAAGAGGCGCGACGTCTGAAGCACCGATGAATCAAAGCGGCGCCCCTCCGTCCTACTATTTATTACTTTTTCCATGTAAAGGGAGAATTAATAAACGCTGCGCGTACGCGCGCGCGTATGTGGGTGTGTGCGTCACATGCGGGAAAGATGCAAAAAAGGTGGGACGGTGGGCCATCATCAATTAACACGCGGCGCGCAGATGACCCACCCGCCAAAACACTAGCCGGTCGTACAGGGACGCGCCGCGCCATCAAGCTACGCGCTCCAGCAGCATGCCTGCGATCTCCAGATGTGCCGAATGCAAGCGCGCATAGAACTGCGTTCGACCACACCCACAGTGCGCCCATTTTTGGCGTTCTACGCTTTCACGGTTCAGGTAATGCTCTTGCACCACTTGGGCCAGATGCCAGGACAGACGCTTGTTTACGATCACCTCAATGTCTGCACTCCATGGCAGCAGCATCTTCGAACCGCCACGTGTGCCTCGAATCAATTCCCCCCGGCAATCGATCAATTGACCCAACATACTGCTGGCAGACCCGTCAGGGCCACCGCCACCGTGCATGTCGAGCGCCCACAATTTCAACATCTCATCCATTTCCGGGATCAAAATGCGGTCTCCTGCCTGGGCACCGCCGACCCTCGCTTCCACTCCGGCGGTTTCACATACTCATAGCTGCGCACACCACGCACACAGTTACCCTTGCGCCGGCGGGGCCAATTCATCCGATGCATAATCTTGCCGATGCGCATTTGTTCGGGTCTACCCCAGTGGCTTGGGTCGATGTTAAGCGCATGCTCAAGCAAGTGCGCGCCTGTCACCGTATCGCCAATATGCTTGTCGGCCAGGTAGCCGACCACCAGGTCTTCCCACATATCAGCCTGATAACGCTGATCCTGCTCAGCCGCAAACACATCAGCCTCATCGCGCTCCACCCACCATATGTCACCTGCGCGAAAACAGGCTAACGCTTCGGCCCAGAGTTGATCACGGTCGGCTCTCAGGCCCTCAAGATCAACTTTTGTACACATCACCGGCCAGTAACGGCGGTTGCCCGTGTCGTCCTTCAGGTACTCATCCTGGTTGGTCGTGCCGATAAAAACGCTCTGCCGGGGCACATCCAGCATTCGCCGGCCATAGCTCTCGCGGTAGGTGTCGATGGGCGATGAGACGAACTGCTTGGCCTTGGTCGACTCTGCCTTGTTCAGTGAGTCCAGCTCGGCCATCTCAACAATCCACTTGCCTCGGATCGCCTGATAGGCGTCTTTGCTGCTCAGGTCAAACGATGTATCCATGAACCACTCGCCGCCTAATACCCGCGCAGCCGTGGATTTCCCCTCGCCCTGCAAGCCTTCCAAAATCAACATTGAGTCAGCCTTGCAGCCAGGTCGACAAACGCGGGCCACCGCAGAAATCATCCAGCGCTTGCCCACCTTGCGGGTGTACGAACTATCCATAACACCCAACCGATCCTGCAACCAACGCTCAAGGCGTCGCACGCCATCCCACTCAAGGCTGTCTAGATACTCTCGCACCGGGTGGTATGAGTTGTCATTCGCCACCGCACTGACAGCCTCAACAACGTGGGCAGTTTTCACCCGTAGCCCGTAAACATCAGCAAGCCACAGCGCCACCCTGATGTCGTCAAGATCGGTCCAGTCCCCCTTACCACCGCCATACGGAGGTGTACGCAGCTTGCGCGTCTTCGAACTGAACGAATCCCAGGCGATTACGCCGGCCCAGCGTTTATCGTTACCCAGAATCAATGCCACGTTGAATGGGTGTACGATCAATCCTCCTTTTTCAGAATACTGCAGCTTCTCACGCCACCCCTCATCGGTAGAGGGTCGAACCACCGCCAACACCTGGCGGCGCACCGTGTCCATGCCCTCAGCACAGTGCAAATCGTTAAAATCCGTCCAGCCGTCTTCCCGGTCGTTGTCGAATACCGGCATAACCACCTGCCCACCGACCACAACCGACGCATTGCCAGCCTTGATTACCCCCGCGTTATACGGGTGCCCATTCACTACAGTCTTCCAATCATCATCAGCGCAAAACACCAACTGCCGGCCGGGATACTTTGTGCGCATGGCTTGTGCCACCGGCAGCAAGTTGCCGGCATCAAAGCAAATGCACACCGTCAGTGAGGTCGCCATGTGCAGGCTGGCGCCTGTCGCGTATCCCTCTGCGATCAAAATCACGTCGCCCGGCTCTGGCTCGGGGCCGATCAGATGAAACGCGCCTTCTTTAGCCAAACCGTACGGCCAGTAGGTTTTGTTCCTGCCCGTAGCAGCCTGCTTTTCCGGGTACAGCACTTGTAGCCCGACAATATCGCCCTTCACATTGCGCATCGGCACGAAAGCCGTACCGCTCTTTGCCTTGTAACGCAGACCGATGCCGACTACCCGCTTGGCATCCAAGTAACGCGAACCGCCCTTTTCAGATAGGTGCTTCCACATACCAGCAGCGCGCCGGGCGGCAGTGCGGTGCTTTCGGTCCTCAGCCAGGGCGGCCTTGCGCTGGCCTTCCTCGGCCCTGGCGCGCATCACCGCTCGATCTTCAGCGCTCAGCCGCCCGCCCTTTGGCTTGATCTTCTGCCAACTGCCTTTTTCACCCTGACGCCAGTCGCCAAAAGCGCCGCAATACAGTGTTTTGCCGTCACCAGTCAGATGCTCATAGATCACATACCAACCCGTTTTCTCCGGGGCCTTATCACCGTCGCACTCGCAACGCGTTCGCTTACCAATCACCAGTGGGGTTTCTGGTTTAAGCCCGTAGTGCTGCAACTGGGCCAACACATCATCGAGTAGTTCGTGATTGGTCATGCTCGCACCCCACGCCGGTCTGCCAGCTCCTGGCAGTCAGTGCAGCGCGTACAGCCGCGATCAAGCATTGCCAATCGCCGAGCCTCTAGGATGACATCCCCGCAGTCCACGCACTCGAGCGTACATTGGCTTGGATTGGCACTAGGACGCGCGGCCATCGCCACAGCAAGATTAAGAGCAATGACGTTATCAGCAACATCTGCGTTGTCAGACATAGGTCAGATCCTCCGCATGCATCTTGCGGAGCACTGCGCGCAACTTAAACACCGCCTGCACCATCCGCTCGGCCAGCAGTTCAAACTCAGCTAGTTCGTCATCGTCCAATTTGTCATCGGACAATGAGGTCGATACATGCGTGGCTAACTCCCCCTCACGAGAAAGCAACTCGCCAATGCCTGCCATTAGCGACTGCGCCGTGTCGGTGTCGCTCAACTCGGAAACGTCGATTCCCACCCAACCGATGGGATGCAGCAACGCGTCTACGATGCGCGGATCGCGCGTGGCATCCAGCACCAATTCAAGATCGCCAATGTTAGGCGTGTGACTGGTGTTGGTCAGGCTCAGCTTATGATTGAGGGTGGTGGCGTTGCCGCCGTCGATAGCGGCAATGGCAGTGGCTCCGCCCGGATAATCACGTGCGGCGTGAAGCAAAGCTTGCGGTAGAGTCAACAGCGAACGCCGTGCGCGCTCAATGGAATTGAACTGTTTACGGTTCATGGCAAAACTCCAAAAACTCTGCCAGTGACCGCTGCATGCCTGTTTGGTACAGTTGTGCTGTGGTCACTCACAGGTGGTCGCATGCAGCCGGTTGCTCTGTGGTAGAAAACCCGGCTGCACCCCGATGGCAAGGCACACGCTCCGCATGTGCCCTTCCGTTGCAGCTTGCAGACCGTGGTGGGTTAGCAGGCAACCCAGGGCATCCGTGCCTTGGGGGGCGGTGGAACGGCGCGTTGTATTGGTTTGCTCCGCGCCGCTCTGCCTTTTACTTCGTCAAGCGGCCTGCTGGCTTGACGCTTTATCTGTCGCCCTGAGCTTTCCATCTGTAAGCACTTGAACCTGGTACTGGCGTGACTGCGGCGGCTCAGAGCCCCATTGCGATACTGCAGCGGGGGAGACTTTCAGAGCCGCAGCCACTTTAGATTTCCCTCCGAAGAAGGCGATTACTTCTGTCGTGAGCATGGTGCTCTCCTGTTTGCCTACCCAATACAGTAAGTACACTTAACTTATTTGGCAAGCAAATGAAGGACTCCAAACAAAGTAAGCCTTAAGCTAGCTTAATGAATACTCCAGCAGAAAGAATCGCATACGCCATTTCCAAGTGCGGAAAGAAAGCCAGCGTCTTGGCCATAGAGTCCAACCTGAGTGCTGCCAGAATTAGCCAGTTAGCCCAGGGAGACGGGAGCCTCAAGGCTGAAAATCTTTTCCTATTCGCACGCGCTACCGGGTTCTCAGCACAGTGGCTTGCCGAAGGCATAGGGGACAAATATGACGCCGGCGCCCTCGAGGAGGGCCATGTGCTGATTCCCCAATTCACCGCCAAGGCGGGTGCAGGCCCGGGTCACACAAACCACCACATAGAAGACCTCGGCGGCCTAATGTTTAGGAGAGACTGGCTTACCCGAATGGGCTTGAAGGAAAAGAACCTCAAGGTCATCTACAGCACAGGAATGAGCATGTTCCCGACCATTGCTGATGATGATGTGCTGCTGATTGACGAAGGCCAGCGGGAGCCATTGAACGGCAGAATCTATGCAATTCAGCGCCCAGACGGAGACATCAGCATCAAGCGCTTAGTCCACACGCTCACCAACGGTTGGATAATTCGAAGCGACAACGAGGACAAACGCGCCTATCCGGATGAGAGCGCGACCGATACAAGCATTGGTCATCTACTCATCATCGGACGGGCCGTATGGCACGCTGGAGCCCTCTAGCTGTAGATCTCTTAACAAAATAACTTAAGCATCCTTGACTTAAAAAGTTAAGAGAACTTTAATTGCCTCACTCTCCCACCACAGAGCGAGGCAATCCCCATGCAAACCGCAACCTTGCACGTACTCCCAACGTGCCCACCCAGCCGTATTTTCGAGGTGCGCCGCCTAGCCGTAATCCACGGTTGCACCTTCGCACCCACCAAACGCAAAGCTGCCACCAGCCACATGCCAGCGCCCTTCAATCCAGATGATGGAGGGCGCGCAGCATGAGCAGACTGTCTCTCAATGCCGGTGCGTATATTCGCCTGCAGGCCCAGGTAACCCTTAGCGGCACCTTCAATCACACCCTTCACTCGCGTGATGGCGGCCAAACCGTAACGGCTAAGGTCGAGATCTATCAGTGCACCGCCGGCATCACAGTATTGGTGCAGATCTGCGGGACGCTCAATTCCGTCACCCTCGATAAGCACCGCAAAAACAACGCCACGCGTGTCGCTAGCTTCATTGAAGGTATCGCGAACGGCCTCAGCCCTACCGGCGTGCCCGATGTAGATGAGCATGAGGCTGTCGGTGATATAGAGGCCATCCTACGTCTGGCAATTCGACGTGGGCGCGGCATTTACCATCTGATCGCTGACGAACTGGATCCCTCTGTACAGATCCAGCGCAACCCACGTGGCGGCTACATCGCCAAGCTTGAACTCGACGCCGCCGGATGCGTGCTCACCCTGCCCGCCGACAACCAGCGCGCCTACGCAATCTTGGCTGAAAACCTCAACCAATTCCTGCAGGGCTACCGCAATAGCCTCGCAGCCGCCGCGTGAGGTGTCGTCATGAGCCTATCCCTCAAACGCGTAGCGGAACGCCTAGGTTTGGGTCACCGCGAACTGATGAAACGCATGCGCGACAAAGGCTTGCTGGATCAACACAACCTGCCAACCAACCCTGCCTTGACCAAAGACTTTTTGGTCACCCGTGAGAGTCGCTGGTTTCACGAGAAGCATGGCATGCAATACAAGCGCACCACGCGCGTGACCGACATTGGTATTTCCTGGCTGGCCAGGCAGATCGGCATTGAGCGCCCAGCCCCACCCGCCGTGCCTGACCCGCGAGAAGTCGCGTAATGAGACAGCCTGAAGCATGGCCGCGCCAGTACGCCCGCCAGATCACGGCGATGCGGACCCGAGAGGAACGCATTGCCGCGCTGGCAGAAGTACCGGAGCACCTACGCGATCTGGTACGCACGCACGTTGAGATCGCCTGGAACCACCCCCGAGGGAACCCACATGGACCGCAAGCTGATTGACACCCTACTGATCGAGCTGCTGAACCTGCCCGAAGAACGTCGTACGCCAGAAAAAATTCTGGCCAACCTCACAATGGCCGCCACAGCCGCCGGCGCTTCCCTCACCATCACCGGCGCACCGCTGCAAATGGAGCACCTACAACTAGCTGCAGCTCTCGACCAGCTCGTCATCGATCTCGGCCCCAACTACCGGGCGCGCGCCATGCTGCGCCTTGGCTACGGTATTGAGGGAGTTGAGCTAGGTGCCGTGCTGGAACCGCTAGACAGCACCTCTCCACTGCCGCGTTTCGTGGCGTTCGGCAACACAGCACGCACAGCCCTGGCAGCTATCAACCGCGATATTCGAGCCAGTAACCAACCCCATGCCAAAGCAGCGCCGCAACGTAAGCCCGGAAAGCTGACGCTCGGCACGCTCAAGGCCCAAGTAGATAAGGCGAACGCAGCATGACGGCCTCCTTACAGCGCGAACTGCGCCTGCCGATAGCGCCCAGAAGTCAAACCGTTGACCTGCTGTACCGAACCCTCGGGGATCTGCTCGTCCCCGTCGAACAGGTACGTGAACGTTACTTCAGCAATCTAAACCAAGACAACTTCACTCGCGCACTGACAAGTGGCCGTGTAGCGCTGCCCATCACCACTCTGGATACCAGCGCAAAGCGCCCCCGTTTTATCGATATCCGCCATCTGGCGATCTTCATTGATACGCAGGCCGATGCCGCAGATGAGGTGCTCAACCCCAGCCAGACGAGAGATGACATTTTAACCGACACACTTCGATAACAGCTGAACCACCGCAACCGCTGCACCACCAGCCATGCGGAACACAACACTAGGAGCAAACCAGATGACGGCATTAGAAACTCTCGCCTTGATCAGCTTCGTAATTGCACTCGCCATCCTGTATTGGGTCGGGTACCGAGGCGGCTTAAAGGACGGCTGGAGCGAAGGCTACGACGACGGCCACGCTAAGGGCTACATCCAGGGCATTGAGGAGGGCGAGTCGTCGTCCGCAACTGCTCTCGAAAACGCCACACGGCGATGTGAGCGCCTGGAACTGATTTTGATCAGGGAACCCCAGGACCGTCAGATCCTTCTGGCCATCGCGGGGAAACTCAAACTGGCCGCCGATTTCTTCCACGCCATCAAATCGGAAGGCCACGCGACTCAAGCACTCATGTTGCGCGACCACGCTTTGAGCATGGCCGACGAGTTGAATGCCTTCCGCCAGGAGGATGTGACATGAGCCGCGCCATCCCGATGCTGCGGCTGACGCCTCAAGCCGCTGGAACGCTACAACAGCAATACACAAAGGCGATCAAGGAACTGCACGACATAACTCGCCGCAACCGAGAGTTCGACCGTCAGTTGAGAGCGCTCATCGGCTACAACAGGCTGCGCGATCTGCACAAAGCAACAGACGACGCCCTGCTGCTGGCCGACCTCGTGAAGGAGGCAGCATGAACTGGATCCTCACCCACACCGGCAAGCGTTTTGACCTGTTCGAACCTGACGCCGACATGATCGATCCACGGGATATTTCCCACTCACTGGCACACCTCTGCCGCTTCAACGGGCACACCCGCGAGTTCTACAGCGTGGCCCAACACAGCTGCATCGTCGCTGAGCTGGTGCCAGAAGAATACAAGCTCGCTGCCCTGCTCCACGACGCGACCGAAGCCTACCTGGGCGACATGACGCGCCCACTCAAGCAGTGGATGCCCTACTACCGTGGCTTCGAGGACGTGATCTGGATGCGCGTTTGTGAGCGCTTCGATCTGGACTTGGATCTTCCTGCCTGCGTGTACATAGCCGACCTGATGGCACTAGCGACCGAGCGCCGCGACCTCATGCCAACCGATGCGGCTATATGGGATTGCTTGGTCGGCATCGAACCCATGGTTGAAATCATCCGCCCATGGCCTGCCGCAGAAGCCCGACTCACCTACCACCAGCGACTGATGGACCAACTTGCTATTGAACACCGGAGGAAAGCGGCATGAAGAACCACAAGGACAACACCAACGCCCTGCCCGCTTTGCTCCGCACTGCAGGTAGCGTCGACACGCTAGAAACAAACAGTCTCTGCTGCGCAGCAGCAGGCATTATTGCTCCTTCTAGCGCCACTGCCGAGGCACTTATACCGCACGATAAGCTGCGCGGGGCAGCGCTCAGTGATGCAACGCTAACCGCTCCAGAGCGCCCGCTCGCGCAGCCTGCCGAAGGGGGTAAAGTAGTTTTTGCATCAAGCATCTGTGTCGCCAACAAGCCCGTGCCGCTCACAAAAATCGTCAAGAAATCCGTGAACCACGCTCAGCACATGAGCCACTGGAACCGTACCCACACCATTGGAAATCATGAGTACCGCGGCATCAGCGCTGAGGGTATCACCTGCTCGCATGATTCCAACCTCTGCGGCCATAGTGGTAAACCAAACAGAGGCCGGCTTGATGGTGTCATCTGGATATCGATCCGCTGCGTAGTGCTTGAAGGAGTTCGCTATTTCACGACAGGTACTGAGGCTGGGGCAAAGCTCTCTCAGATGCATCTGAAAATTCGTTTTGGTCGGTTGACTTCCCCTCTGCCCCTTGCCCCAGATTTCACGCTGGGACTCGGATCCACAGTGCCAAATCCACTCGCAAATATGGAAAGCCGTGAGAGCACCGTTGATTGCAAAGTAGCTCGAAGTAGCGAGTCTATCCGTAGCCTTGGAAATGTGACTGCGCTGCAGCTGGCCTACCTCCCAGTCCAACTTCAACAACATGTCGTTGATACTTTTCACCTGAAACGTATGCACCGATCTGCCTCCTCTTATCCCCGTTTTAAGCATTGCGCCCCTGCTCACCGACGCGGGGCTCGGCTTAACCAATGCCCACCGTCAATCCATTCAAAGTCGTACGACCGCAGCTTGTGGAGGCGAAAAATATGAGTCTCCCAAACTGGGTAATGATCAGCCGCGCCGCGGAACTCACCGGCTATAGCGAAGACGCTATCCGCCACAAAGTGAAGAACGGCACCTGGGCCCAAGGTCGTGTCTGGCGCAAGACTCCGGACGGCCGCATTGCAATCAACATGACGGAGTATGACAA